TACTCTCACTCTCTCCTTCTTGTAAAGGTCGAACCCCAGATCTATCGTCACATCTATCGTGTCCCCGTCCAGGACTCTGTTGATCTCCACTACTCTGAAGTTGTAGCAGCTCTTCCTGCTTGGGGGTGTCATTGCTCCCATGGGATTCTCTATTATCAATACCAATTATATAGACAACAATATAAAAAACTCCTATGAGGAGTATGGCAATCATAATGATTACGCTCCACACAGGATCATTGTAATTTTCATGTGGTCTCAATATCAAGTTCATGGATTCCTAGGGTTGTATCCCAGTGATTTTAAATATTCAATCCACCAGTCTTGGTCCTTCATGTATCTCCAATTGGGGACTGGTTTACCCTGTTCAATCACATAATATTCATAGAGGGTATCATCTATAATCTGTGCGATCTCCATACTCCTCTTCATCTTCATCAACGTCTGCATATGCATTTGCCACATATGGTCCGTGTGCCTTTCTGGATTCTGATTTGACATACTTTTGTTCATCTGAAGATGCGATAATCAATACACTTATTTTCATAATAATCCATATGATTACTATGGGAGATAAACAAGCTATAAGGACTAAAGGTTTCATTCGTGTCGTCTTGCAAAAGGTTCCCAATGCTCCCACTTATACTTATGCACAGCCCACATTCCAAGTACTGGAACACATACTAGTACATAAGACAGGAAACCGAGAGCAAAGGGATTTTGCATTGTATGTCTTACAAATAGAAGCATATTAGTAAAGGTGTTCTTCTGCCTCCCCTTGGATTGTGCAATTAGATTTAGGGTATGTTACACAAAGAAGTGCAAACCCCTCTTCAATTTGATCATCATCCAGGAAAGACTGGTCTTCTTGATTAACTGTGCCTTCAAGTATCTTACCAGCGCATGAGGAACATGCACCTGCTCTACATGAATATGGTAAATCAATTCCTGCGTCATCAGCAGCATCTAAAATGTATTGATCTTCTTCACACTCAAAGGTATGAGTGGCATCCTCTGATGGGACTTGAATTGTAATTGTATATGCCATTTATTTTACGTGAATAGTGCCTACCATGCCTGCACCCTGATGGGGTCCACAGAAGAAGTCATAGTCTCCTGCATCTGCAAACTTGATATCTTGTGACTCACCAGGATTAAACATCAAGGCTTCTCTTGAAAGGTCAGCACGCCCTTCAACAATGATGTTATGTGGTGGTAACATGCCATTCACAAAGTGAACAGTCTCACCAGCATCAATTGTGATTTCAGATGGATCAAAAACAAGGTTCCCATTAGAACCCATTGATACATCTACTGCATATGCCATCTTAGGAAGATAGAAAATAGCAGCTGCAACAATAGCAAGAATTGCTGCTTGAATTACTTTCATATGAGTAATGCAACTACCCTATCTATACCATATTATACCTATTAAGGTCAATTAATGTCAGTGATCTCTCACTTAGGTTCTATTGCAGATTGAACTGGTGGTTCACCAGTAGTGATGGTGACAGGTGCCTGTTCAATCCTGATTGTTTGACCAGGAGCAGTCTGTGCTGCCTTCTCAATAAGTCTCTCCATCTGATCCTTAGTGATACCTGCTGATCCTCCATTACCTTCTCCTTTACCCTTTGCTGCCTGTACCCCAAATGTAGCTAAGACCCCTGTAAAGACTGAGGCGATGAAAGTGGGGTCAAGTTTCTGTTCTGGAATACCCAATGCTGGAGGAAGTTTGATGTACGCCAACGTGAGTATTCCCCCAGACCAGACAAGAATACCAAGGCGAACAAAGGTAGAAAGTATAGCAAGTTGTTCTTCTTTGTCATCTGCTGCCTCTTTTAACTTCCCTAAAATACCTTTCTTCTTAGTCTTATCCTCTACCTTCTTGAGTTCTTCTGGCATGGGGCACAAGCAACTTTAAATATTTAGAAAAAAAGGGACTTTTTCAAGCCCCTGTTCCTTGATATACAGGTGTCATGATACCACCATCAGGTGGACCATTGTCATCCTCATCATTTTTGGCAAGTGCCAGCATTAAGAAGTAAGGAGTAATGATGAACACCAAAGTTTGTAGCAGTGTCCAGTTATACTCCATCAGAAGATGCCAGGAATGATCTGACCTGTGGTTGCATAGGCTCCCATTGCTGCGACAATACCCAGCATTGCTGCCCAACCATTGATGCGTTCTGCTTTTTCGTTCATTGTTTTTACCCTTGAATAGATGTTTTTAAAAGTGCTTTTGAATAATCAATTTGTGAGCTTGATGTGTTCTCATAGGTAGAGCTGTCACCATAGTTTTTGTGATCACTGTACCCAACCATTGCTCCTTTGGTGCGTTGAAGTGCTGCCATGAATGCAATGAATAGAAACACACCTGGTGCTCCAATAATAAGTGCTGCTCCAAATACATAACCCACTAGGAATTCTGCAATTGTATGATTAGCAGCCCAGGCGTAATCTGTATTAATAAGAAGGTCAATCAGATTTTCCATTTAGTTTCTCACTTGTGTTAATGATAATGATCTTACTGCCATCATGAGTGAATAGTAACTCATCATCATGCCCCCAACAAAGTTCTTCATAAAGGGCATTCAATTTCTGCATGTCATCATACAGTTGATTTGGATTTGGCATTAGTGTTCTCAGGTCTAATAGCTGCAACCACAATAGGGATGAGCATAAATCCTGCTGCTGCTAGGAATCCCATCAGAGCAGTCCAAAGAACAGGTTACCAGTAATTGCATAAGAAAGCAACCCTGCTACAAAACCCAGCATTGCTGTGCGACCATTCAGTTTCTCAGCCTTCTCAGCATAGGTCTCATAACCATAGCGCTCTGCTGCAGTCTGGTCATAATACATGCGTGGTTCAGTTGCCCACATGTTTGTACGCCCACCTTCCTCAATTGTGACAGTAGATGATTTCATTGTTACACTCAGTTAATAAACTTAACATAAGTATATATAAAAAAAAGGAACTTGTCAAGCTCCTTTTCTTAAGATTTCCAGTTTTCTTTAGATTTCAGTATCAATAGCCACTAACGTATGATTCACATAGCTCTTGATTACTTCTACAGAATGATTTGACATACCCATGTACATCTGACTCCATCTTATGATGTGTTTGCTCATGGAGCACTCCTATAAAAATTAGGATACCCACCAACAATAAGTTAGCGTGGGTAACAGGAGAAAGCAGAATTTTTTTAAGCATAAAAAAAGGGGTCCAAAGGACCCCCTCATTATAGCATGGATATCAGAAGCTGTACTTCAGACCCAGTTTGCCACCTACATTCAGGTCATCCTGACCATCAACGGTGATGAAGGAAAGTTCACCATAAGCACCCAGTCCATCAGCGATTTCAACGCCAACACCTGCTTTACCAGAGAACTCAGTCTCAGTGTCTTCACCATCAATGGCAACAATGGCAGGACCACCCTGGACATAGTAGCCAGCAGCTTCACCCAGGTCACCTTCATAACCCACGTGCAGATCAGTCACAGCACCAGAATAATCGTCACCAGCCCAGCCAGCATTGGTTTCTACATTGACGTAGGGACCAGCAACAGCAGCACCAGCAGACAGAGACAGAGCAGCAGTTGCTGCGAATACAGATTTGAACATTAGTTTTTACCTCGTTTTTTACTTGTGGAATGGTTACCCACAGATGAAAGGGAATCGACATACTCCCTGTTGTTTACCATTTGTAATATTAGACAAATGGATAAGTATTTATACCATAGATTTTTTGGGGTGTCAACCCTCTGGTGGTTTTTCACCACCAGAGGGAGCACTGACCCTACCTAGATAGGGGTCAAAATCCATGAATTCATCAACTGACATCTGGGATCCTTGATTAGACCAGAAGTTGAACTGTGCATTATAATTGTTCTTATGGAACATGTCAATATGTTCAGGATGAATACTGGAACCCAGTTCAATCTTGTACAAAAGAAGAGGAATAGCATAAGTGTTACCAGAGTTGTAGATGAGATCATCTGCAACAGGTCTAGGTCTTACACCATTATCAAGTTTATACTTGTCTCCTCTACAATGCAACCTAATCAGTTTTTCAGCATGGTGCCTAGTGATAAGGTAGCAAGCAGTTGAGAAGTCATTAACAAACCTCTTATGGATTTTGATGTGAATGTCACCAGTGCTAATGATAGACACCTGGCAGACATCCCAATCATAAGGAATCTTAGCATAGAAATCCTTCCATGTAAAGTTCCAGAATCTTGCAAGGTCTAACTCACAGTCATCTTCCATGATGATAGCATAGGGACTGTCAGATGTCTCATACCAGTGCTTGATTGCCTTCAGATGTGAAGTTGTGCAACCAATCTCACCAGAAGTCATCATGTCAGGATACCTACCCTTAATGATGTCACTCAAGTCATCATCCCTACCATCATAACCAGAGATTCTGGTGACGTCAGTGACTCCCCAGTAATCAAACTGCTCTTGCATATACTGCCACCTATCAGGTTGATCATCAAGGTTGATGCAGTAGATAGGACCCATACCCTGCAGTTTATGGATTGCTTTGTTCTTATCTCTTAAATTCTGTGCCATCTTTCAGGAATAAGGTCTGATGTGTCTTTGTGTTCATTAAGTGGTCCCATCCATTTGGATGGTGCAATGACTTTCTCACTGCTTGCCAACCAGGCTCCCCACCAGGAGAAAGAAGAGTTTGCAATAATATGTGCCTTACATAAAGTTTGCAGACACATATCTACTTTGTTGTCTCCTGATTCTGAAATGAGGAACCTATCACCTTGAAACAGTTTCTGTTTCTTACACCACTCTGGATCATCAGAGAAGATTACCACATCCCAGTTAGGGAATTGGTCAAGTGCCTTCTCATAATAGTCCATACCTAGGTTATGGTGGTTCTCACTGTTTGTCAAGTAGTCTGTTCTTCTGATATGGAGAGACAGGAACCTGTTATCACCAATCATTTCCTTGCAAGGATTCAGAATCTCATCCTTGAATGTAAAGTCTTCCTTGATACTTGCCTCAATGTGCTTAAAGTATTTTTCTGTCTGGAAGAAACCCCACAATGATACCTCATTAGGACACTGTTGTAAGAGTGCCTGGTCAAAATTAAATTGCTTCTCTTGTACTACAGGAGCACATCCACTATCAAGGAATCTGATATTGTTTTGTGGTAGGTGAGGCAGGTCAAAGACCTCAAACAACTGGTGGTTCCTCCACTCATCAGAGAAGTCTGAGGGAGGGATACCAAAGTCATACCCCCTTGCTGCTGCGATGCCCCTTAGAGAGGCATACTGGAACATCTGGTTGCCCAGTCTGCCCAGAACTCCTAGGTGATTAAATGCCAGCATCTTGATATCTCCTCTTCACGTACTCTTGTTGGTTCATGTAGTCAATGATTGTCTGTCTATTTTGATTCTTCATCCACTGCCACAGGTTATGGTTGTCCTGGAACTTTGGATTGTGGTAGTGAGAGTTATGACTTCTTGAGTGTTCAAAATGCCAAATCCAATCATTCACTCTTGCCACTCTAAACCCTAGGATATTAAACCTAAAGTAGAACTCACAATCTTCTGCTCCCCAGGAGAGGAAGTTCTCATTCCACATACCACCTTGAATCATCTTCTCCTTGTTATAGAACTGTGTCCATCCAATAGTTGATGATTCTGTTCTACAGTGTGGTTGAATGACATCCATATCAAATCTGCTTTCAAGAAATTCATGGAAAACATGCATTGGATAGTCTACCTGATACTGATAGACACCACATCCATATGGATAGACAACATCTGCCTGATTAGTCTTCAGCATATTGTAGGCATTCTGATGACTTGTATGAGGATAAACAACATCAACATCATGACTACAGACATAATTTGTGTCTGCCATCATGGTAAGGTCATTCAGAATCCTTGTCTTATGAAATAGTACATCAGTACTCTCTTCAAATATGTAGTCCAAATTTTGAACATTGACATACTTTTGAATCTCAGGGATTGCTCTGAACTTGAATGTTGCTCTCTCACTAACCTCCTTGACAATCACTTTGGTAGAAGGGAAGTTAGCAAGTAAGTATGTGACTGACGTGATAATGTTTCTCAGTCTATCCTCTGACTCAATGCGACAGGGTAGAATATATGTAAGGTCATTCATAGTGCCTTCCACCCCCTTGGTAGTAGGTTACTCATGTCATAGTGACTAAACTGTGGACCAAACCATTTCTTTGGTGCAATCACAGTCTTGTCAGGGTTATCAATCAACCATGCACCCCACCAGGAGAATGAACTATTGGCAATGATTGCATCAGTACACAGAGACATAAGACACAGGTCAGCCCATGGTTCTCTCTGACCATCAGCAAGTTCTGCTGTAGTCTCAGATAGAATGAACCTATCAGGTTTAAAGAAGTCTTGCTCTGCACACCATTCAATGACATCAGAGAACACAATCACTGGAATATCTTTAGGGAACTTCTTAAGTGCTGCCTCATAGTAATCCCAGGTCTGTACTGGATGTGCGTTCTCAAGGTTCACATATGCCCATGGCAGTTTAGGATCTCCTCTACGAATGTGCAGAAAAATTTTCCTATCACTATCAATGCTATCCATCATTTCCTTACAGGGAGCATAGATGGAGTCATGAAATTGGAAGTCCTTTCTGATCTCATCTTTGATGTTCTCAAAGTATTTCTCAGTCTGGAAATAACCATCAAGGTTTACATCATCAGGACACTGTTCAAAGAGTTCTTTGTTGAAATGAAACTCTTTCCATACTGCCCACCTACCATTCTCATTGAAACCATGATGCTCTGGTGTAGCACCAGTCATCTTAAAGGTTTCAAACATACAGTAGTTGTTCTCACACCCATACTCATCAACGCCAGAAGTCCCTGGAGGTGGTACTGCCCAGTCAAATCCTCTGTTGGCAGCAATACCTCTCAGGGCAGCATATTGAAACATCTGGTTACCTAATCTTCCAGATTTTCCAAGTTTATTAAATGTAAGCATCAAATCTTCTCCCAGTGATTAGGCAATAAATCTGTCATTATGTAGTGAGAGTATGCTGGACCAAACCACATCTTAGGTGCAACTACCTTACCTGCATTGTTCTGCAACCAGGCACCCCACCAACTCATACTACTGTTAGCAATTATAGCACCCTTACACATGGACATCAAGCACAGGTCCCAATAAGGAATCAGTGACTGCTGGACACTACCATCACCAAGTCTGACACTGTTGGGATACTTAAGATGATTTTCAGATAGGAGGAACCTATCAGGTTGGAATAGTTCTTGCTGTCTTACCCAGTCAAGGTCATCAGAGAAGATAAGAACAGGAATATCTTTATCAAATTTCTCTAGTGCCTTGGCATAGTATGACACTTCCTGACAGGGGTGATACTGAGGAGTAGCAACATAGTCACCACGTCTTACATGAATGAAGATAGCATCTCCCACACTATCAATAAGTTCTTTACATGACCCAGCAATTTCATCCTTGAATGTAAAGTCCTTTCTGATTACATCTTCAATCTCTTTAAAGTATTTCTCTGACTGAAGATAGTAATTTATATTGACACCATCAGGGCAGTTGTTATAAAGGTCCTCATCAAAATGAAAGATACCCTTATCAATTGTTCTACCCTTACCATAACCAAAGTTCTCCTCCTTGACACTTCCCATCTTGAAGCATTCAAAGAGACTGTAGTTACATGTTGATGGACAATCCTCTGGAGGAATCATCCAATCAAATCCTCTGTTAGCAGCAATGCCTCTGAAACCAGCATATTGGAACATCTGGTTTCCTTGTCGCCCATTAGACCCAAGTCTATTATACGAGATTGTCATAGTGTGTTTTCATTTCATTGAATACTTTTGCAATGCCATCTTGAAGATTGGTCTTAGGCAACCACCATCCTGTGATGTATGTGTCTGCCTCATTTCTCTTATCTAGTTGCACAGAATCCTTGGCAGAACCAGGATTGATCTTCACATCTCTTCCAATCATGTTGAACTGACCCTGGATGATAGCAGCAACTTCTTTAATACTTGATGAATTAAATGATGTGATATGTAGAGGGTCTTCTGGTTTGAATTGTGTATAACACTCCATCACTGTCTCTAGTGCTTCACAGCAGTCCTCAGCATACAGAAACTGTCTTTCTTCTGTACCATCAGTCATCATATCAAAGTCACCAAACTCAAATCCTTTCTTGATAAAGTCAGTGATAACATGTGCCTTTGCCATGTCCTTCTCAATACCATAGACATTCCAGAACTTAACAGTAAGACCTTTCAGTGTCTGAGTATAGAGTTCACCAACTCTCTTGAGTGTACCATAAGGTGAATGACTCATGTTGCTCATCTGTGAGGAAGCAAAGACAAATCTCTTGTTATACTTCTCCAACAGACCAAACACACTTGCCATCAGTCTGGTGTTGTTATCAACGAAGTTGAAGGTGTGTTGATATTTTTTGAGGTATCTTGATCCTCCAACATCAAATGCGAGAAAGAACACAAAGTCAGAATCAGCAATCCTCTCCTCCAGTAATGGATTAGGAATGATTGTAAGGTCCTCATGAGGGTTATTATTCTTGTCAAACTCATAGACATAGTGTCCTTTGTCACGCAAATAGTCAGTCAGGTAGGCACCAATCTGCCCACTTGATCCCAATACTGTAATTTTCATCAGTCTCCTTTTTCAATTCTGATACTGTCTTCATCAAAGTGTTCTGTACTAAACTCAAATAATTCAGTGTCTTCTAATGCATACATCCTATGGCGTAATCCAATAGGTACATGGAACTTATCTCCACGTGCCAGGATAAGAGTTTCTGCTTGTTCTAAATCATCATCCCATCCATATAAGATACGTATCTTGCCACTTTGGACATAGAATACTTCATCTTTTTTATTGTGATGGTGCCAAGAACATTGCTTACCCTTGGAGATAAACAAGATCTTACCACAGTAATCCTCGCAGTTGACAATCCACTTTTCAAATCCCCACCCTTTGGGCACAAATTTGACAGGATCAGCAGCTCTAGGTGTTGAAGAACTCATCAGAGTGTACCCCTTTGTCGTCAATGTAGAAGTCACCAGAGGGTTTGCCTAAGAATAATTGATGATACTTACATCCCCACAAACTCAATTGTATTTCTGTAAGTTCATAGAACTCTTGTGTAGCCAGGTCAACTATATTATTGAACCTACCCATACCTCTAGCAGTGAGATACACAATAGTGTGTCCCTCATCATACAACTTATTTATTTTATCAATTCTATCCTGAATTGGCAATGCCTCAGTGTACCTGGTCTCTTCAGTTCTACCAGGTGTACAAATTGTGCCATCAATATCAACTACATATCTCATTTATATCATCCTCTGTAATTTTATATGTTCCAAAGTGTTTGACAGACCTAGATGCCATCATCACTGCCCTCTCTATTGATGTCTCTATGGGATCTCCAGCAGTGACAGACACAGCAAAGGTTGCTAAGAATACATCACCAGCACCAGACACATCATAGACCTCTACATCAGGTGCAGGGAAGTGCATCTCATTCCAGTATGCTCCATCCTTACCTTTGGTGACAATCATCTCTGTCCCCATAGAAAGTGCTAGTGCTTCTTCTGCCTCAAACTCATTGATCTTACAGAATGCTTTTGGGAAACAGGTCAGGTCACACTTCTTTGTGTCTACAAAAATAAATCCCTGGAATGAATTACAAATATCTTTTGCAAGTGCATGAGGAATCAATCCCTTATCATAGTCTGAGAAGACAATAGCATCATATCCTGTCAGGTCTGTAAGGAAAAGATTAGAGTGATGAATTTCAAATACCTCAGTTCCCTTGTCAACTCTTAGTAATTGACACTTAGATCTGCTGTCTATGTATCTTTCTTTGATAAGTTCTGCTGGATCATTGGTAATTGTATCCACCTGAACGCCAAAAGATTCCAGGTTCTGCAACACATTTGCTGCCATACCTGGACACTCTTTTTGTAGTTTGTAATTAAGCACAGGGACAGGTGCTTCAGGACTTAACCTGGTGCATTCACCATAGTGATAGATGTCAGTACAGGACTCACCTATGAGTAATATTTTTAATGATTTTAGTTGTTGAGTATCCATCAATTTTATCAAAGAACATCAATTGTTTAGCAAACTGACTACCAATAACTGGTTTGTCTTTGTAGTCTGAACCTACAATCATTGTATCAGGATTGATGTGTTTGATCAAGTCGCATAGTCCCTCATCTGTATTAAAAATAAACACATCATCTACAACATTGAGAGCAAGTAACATTTCCTTTCTAAAGACCTGATCATTGATAGGTCTTGAGTAACCCTTTAGTTTCTTTACTCTTTCATCTGAGTCAATACCCACAGTCAACCACTCACCTTTACTCTTAGCAAACTTAAGCAGTGCTAAGTGACCAGGATGAAGGATATCAAATGTACCATTTACAAATACTTCAGACCAGGGTTGTACATTCATTTGAAAACTTTCCTGTATTTTTCATAGAAATGATTTGTTTCATCAGGGAAGATTGTCTTGTATGCCTCAAGGTTCTGAAGCAACTTGTATGTATTCCTGTAACCAATGACTTCTTTCTCAAGATTAGTCACCAGGTCTTGGACATTCCTATCCTGATAAACAGATGCTCTGTTATATATTACAGAGTCTGGGAAAAAATGCTGAAGCAGATACCCACCCCAGATGTCATCCATTCTACCAACATGTGGTAGCACTGTGTAATAAGGAATGACTTCTCTTGATAGGAAAGTATTTTGACTGTTGAATGGTGAGATCTTATTGGAACAGAAAGGTTCTGTCACATCATACTTGACAAGGGGTTTCATTGTCAGTCTTGCCATTGCATCAATGTCAGGATCACCATCCCACAGGTCTGCCTGTACAAGAACCTTACGTTTTTTCTTACCCTTATATACTACCCTATCACGTTTTTGTAGCAATTCAATAGGGTATCCTCTATGCCAAATGTCTGGTGTGTTGGTGACTGACAGTGGATCAAATACATCCTCCTCAGGTTCCCACATGTCACAGACAATCTCATTGTTGACATACAAATCCTGACCCCAACCCTCATAAGGAATGTTGTCATCATCAACAGTTGCAATGACATCTGCACCCTGTTGGTATGCAAAAACAAACCCAAGATTTCTCCTTTGAATGCTCTTCCAACCAATGCTTTCTGACAATTCAGGTGCAATATGGTCTTGCATATCTGGTGACAGATATACACAATCAAGGTCTTGATACTCTAGATGTGGTGTCTTAAGATCACCTACTACAACCAGTGTCCAATCTCTCATTTCAGCAAACCTTCTGGTTGCCTCAGTGGGACTGTTGATGGTTGTAGTAACAATAAACTTTTTCTTATTGATCATTTCTTTACCATGATGTTAAGACCATTCCAGTAGGGGAGACTAAGGAAGTCATAAGACTTAATCAGTGAGTCTCTTGCTGCTCTCTCAATGTGAGGAATGTAAGAAGTGTCATCAATAATGATGAAGTCAAACCCAAACTTGATAGCATTCTGACAGTCTCTCAGAGCACCCTCATAGGAGTGATCACCATCAATAAAAATTAACTTACGCTTGTAAGGAGAGAAGTCAAAGGTCAGGAAGAACAGGTCACTCTTCTCATTGTGGAATGTAAAACCAGGATAGCACTTCTTGATAAAGTCTGTGCCCTCAGGGTGAGCAGCAACAGGTCTATGTCCTAGTGGTTGAATCAGAGGGTCAACAGAATGCACCTCTCTGATGTCACTGTCATTTGTATTTCTTCTGGAGTGTGTAGAGAAAGGGTCATCACCAGGATCCCAGTTGTCCTCAAAGTCTCTGTTGTTAAACATTGCATCACAGAACACCAGAGCACTCTTGCCCCAGAGGTGACCAATGTTTACAACCAAATTCACATCAGCATAGCGTACAAAACCAGACAGAAGGTGAGCAACATTCTCCTTCACCCATCCAGTCTTCTCTGATGAACCTGTAATCTTTTTCAGTTTCTGAACTTCTCTGTTGATTTTAGTGACTGGCATAATTATTTGAATAATGTGTTGAACTCTTCTTTGGTGACAATAGGAGCATCCTTTCTTGGAGTAGTTGATGCTAACTCATCAGTGGTAACTTTTGGATTCTGTGTGAATGCAACCCAAGGTTCTGGGTCCACAAGTTTATCTCTGAAGTTATTGAGCATCACTGTCTGCCATGCTCTTTCCCTATCATCTACATGGTAGTGCTGCTCTTCAATCATATTGAGAGCAATCAGATTAGAAGGAGACATATAATACTCCTTCCTAAGTGTGTGACAAAGGAACTGCTGGTAGTGAGTCACAGCATCAGAACCATGAAACTCAATAGGATGCACTAACCTTGCTATGTCATTTCTCAGAATTGAATTGCAGGCATCATGTTTCCTCACAATACAAGGGACACCAGCAGTAATTTTCTTGATAATCCTCTCATCATGTGTCCAGATATTTGTAGTCTGGATATTGAGAGCAAGTGGGTTCCACTCAGTCAAGAAAGAAATTAATTCATCATGAGGATTCTTACCATCAACATGTCTGATGACAGTATCTTCATCAGTGTATAGGATGTAATCATACTTGTCAATGACCTTAGAGAACAAGAAGTCCCTGCCCTCACTCCACCTTAGACGCTTTCCATCAGTGTCCTTAGTGGTGTAAGTAGCATTGGGGTCATCCTCAGAATGCCAATTGAACCTGATGAAGTCACAATCATCAGTCTGCCAAAGTGCTTTCTTACCCTTTGTTATCTCATGATCAATGTACTTACCTTGCTCAATCAAACATAGTTTTTTCATGGTTCACAATAAAAATTCTTGTACCTGTTGTACTTCCAATCAAGATAATCAGTCTGATTAAAAATAATACCCTTCTGTTCTGGGGTAAAGAAAGATTTCCATCTTCCTCTCTCACCATTGTGAACATGCTTAGGATGAAAATTATCTATCCTTGAATGTTCTTTCCTAGAGTCTGTGATCTTTTTGATATTCTCAATCTTGAATTGATCTCTATCAAATGATCCAGGAATATTTATCTCATAGTAGGCAGCAATATTATTAATCAATGCATCCACATCATCGATACATTCTTCATAGCAGATCTCTGCAAACCCAGACCTCTGCTGCATCTTTTTATCAATGCTAATCATCCAGTTAATGAATTCAATTGATGACTTACCTTGAATGTTGTAGTCCTCAAAGGTTGAATCATACTTGATGATGAATGATGACAGGCAATCTAATACATCTCTATAACAATAGATTGTGTCATACTTATTCATGTCAAGTTCAGTGACTTGCTCATGAAACTTGTGGATATTTACATCTCCAATCTTCACACCAGTAGGTGTCTCTAATGCTTTGTTACCAGTGCTTGCTTGTAATAGTTTATAAAGTATGTTGTAGCACAGGGTTGTGCCACTTCTATACATCCCTGTAATAGCAAAGTCCATCAGTCCCTCACATACAAAGCATCACCCCAGGTTCTCTCACCTGATAATTCAGTGTGAACATGCTTGAACTTATAGTCAGTCAACAGTGAATGAATCTGGTCAAACAATGGGTTCTGTTCATACTGTGGGTTAGAGAATGTCACCTCTACATTCAAATACTTCAACTGTGGATTAGACAAAAGGTTATATGCACCATGCAGAATCATCAACTCAGCACCTTGTGTGTCAATGTTGACCATATCAAAGTCAGTGCCCAGATCATTCCTCTCAAGGAATGTATCTACAGTCAAAGAGTTCAATTGGATTGTGCCTCTATAGCACTCAGAACCCCACCAGGAATGCCTTGGTTTAAGAATAGAAGACATGCCTTTGTTGCCTGTCATGTGACCAGCATCATGACCATAGATGATATTGAAATCAGTCTCTACATCATCTTCATATGAAAGCAACTGGTTGAATGGCAGACTCTTTACATCATCAATATTCATTGCCTTTAGATTGAGAAGCAACTCAGAATATACATCTGGATTTGCCTCAACCCATACAACTTCATCCACTGCCATTCTATTGTACTGAGGGAGTTCTCCACCCCTATCAGCACCAATGTGTAGAACTCTCTTGATACCTCTTGATACAAGGTAATCTTCTGTGAAACTCATGCTTTCTCTCCCATTGCCATGAATGCATTATTAAGGTCAACCTCAGACACAAACAAGTTTTTATATCCTTTATCACTCATATACTCTTGAATGATACTGGGTACAAACACATGGTTGTGTTGCCTGTTGTTCCAGGGTCTCCAATACTTTTGACTATAGTCAGGAAGATAGAGGAACAAAACTCCACCAACCTTCAGTTTATCATACCAATAATCCATTGTATTTACCCAGTGTGGTACATGCTCTAGGCAATGACTGGAGAAAATATAATCAACCTCACCTTCTGGAAGATTGTCAGCATCCCATGGGTCATCAAAACTTAAATCAATTGTTCTTGAACCAGGAAAAGACCACTCAGGTTTCATGCACCCAATGTCATACCCTTTGCCCTTACAGACATGCAAAGCAAAGGGAATAGCAAACTGTGATGCATTCCCTTGAGTTTGAAATTCAGGGTACACACTACCCTTGTACTCAACTGTGTCAATCATTCCATCAATCTTTAATGTTTACTCAAGTTCTTCAGGAACCATTTGTCTCCAAAATTCCCTTTCATACTCTACCCACTGCCAGGGTTGGTTAAACAATTTACCAACACAAGGTTCAGTGTTCTTCCAGTGTCTAGGATGAGCAACCAATTTAGTTGCCTTTACATCCAATGTATCTATAAGATAATTTATGGAGGTTTCTACAAGGTGAATCTCTTCTGCATTCTCAAGCAACCAACACCAGTCAAATAACTTCTGTGTCATAGATGGATGCATCCAAATGATCTTACCATCATAGTTTTCTGGCAGTGTAAGTCCTACACCATTGTGCCATTTCTGGAAACCATAAAGTTTGTTGGCAAGAATAAATGGTTCTCCATCCCTAATCTCAAGTTGATTTTTGAGTGCTTGTTCTCTTTCAGGAAGGCGCTTGTACTTGAAGTAGTCTCTCCAATCAGTCCAATCAATGTTGGCACCATCATACTTGGATGTCATAACCTCATCCTTACCCCTACCAGGAGCAAGGGTGTATTGCTCAGAGCAATCATACACAGCAGAGTCATTAGGGATTGGCAAGTTTACACCACAATGAACTTTACCAGTCTCTAACTGGTCAGCACCAGCATTCCACATCTGATGTGTGACAGGATGATATACTTCATGGTCTTGTGCCAGAACCTTACACAGTTTCTGGATGAAGAAGATATCACCCAGACCACCAGGTTGTCTAACTAAAATATTCATTATAGTTTTCCCAAATGTAATCTTCAACAACTTCCATCTTCAATGCTCTCTCAAAGTTATCTTTGATAGCATCCTTTCTTGATGTGTACATCTCTTCATTGAGTTCTTCAATATCAAAACCATCTTCTAAAAGAATGATGCCATCCATATTGAACCACTTACCAATGTTAGGTGTGCCATAGAAGATAGGAACAGTGCCACACAGGAAACAGTCAAGCAGTTTCTCTGTAAACCAGTTGTCCATATTTTCAATGGCAACTGAGAACATGTAGTCAGCAAGTGCTTCCTCTTTGAACTCAACCTCATTGAATCCTCTACCAAACAGAGGAGCATATTCCTTAAGTTGGTTAACCATCTCCAGTCTTGCCTTGTGACCAGGCAGGAATGTGTTGTTGGAGGAAATGATGGAGACTAGTTTGTTCTTAGGATAAATTTGTGGCTCCTTAATCCAGGAACCAGAACCAGGAATCCACTTGATATTCTCATGAAGTTCAACCAATGACTCATCCCATGTAAAGATGGCATCATAGGTGTTCATGTAGGCATCAAGGTTGTTCTTGACATCATCAATGAGTGGTTGGTTCATCCAACCACACTCAAGAATTATACCAAACTTCTTAGCACTCTTGATATCTTGCCTAGCAGCAGGCACAAACTTGTCAACATAGAAGGTGTAGTCACCTTCTACAAGATTGTTGAATGTAGTTTGCTGTGCCTTATGTCCATCATGCACCCACTCAATATACTTTGACTCCTTTGCATGGGTTGAATAACCCTTGTTGCCATTAGTCAGGTGGGTGAAACTATCACAAAGTAATTTAAACTTTTGCATTTTCAATCTGTCCACAAATCCATTCATATGTTTTTCTGATACCCTCTTCAAGGGTCTGTGAGTAGTCCCATCCAAGTTTCTCTCTGATGAGATCATTGTTTGAGTT